TGCATTTGCTTCATTATTTAATAATATCGTTTTAATAAGACAAAATCCTAATAATACAGAAAATCAAAGATTTATTGTTCCCATAGAATATGGTGATGGCGAAAAATATGTAAAACGTTTAAGAGGAGATCCGGAATTACAGAAAAAAATTCAGATAGCACTTCCTAGAATGTCGTATGAAATGGTAGGATTTAATTATGATGCTTCTAGAAAATTAAATACTAATAACAAAAATTTTGCTTCTAGTCCGTCTGGTGGAGCAAATGCTCTTTCAATGTATAATCCAGTACCGTATGATTTTGGATTTTCATTGACAATTTATACTAGAAATGTCGAAGACGGAAATCAAATAATCGAACAAATAATTCCTTATTTTACTCCGGATTACTCAATGAAATTAAATCTTGTTCCGGAAATGGGAATATCCAAATCAGTTCCGATTGTTCTTAACGATGTTCAACAAATAATAGAATCTGATGGAGACTTCAATTCAGAAGTAAGAACAGTAATTTGGTCATTAAAATTTACAGTAAAAGCATTTATATTCGGTGCAATAAAAGATACTAAACTAATCGCAAATACAACTTTAAATATTTCAACCTCTACAGGAGTTTCTTCAAATTTCGATGGAGAAGGAGTTTGTTGTACAGGAGAAATCTCGAAATCATATACTGTACTTCCTAATGGATATGGAGATTATGGTAATAAAGAATTAGTATATCAAGGACAATCTTTGGATTATGCCTACGCGACAGGTAAAGTTCAATTGTGGGATGCAAACGCAAATACTATAATTATATCGGATGTTTGTGGTGATTTTAAATTAAATCAACCTATAATCGGTTCCGAAACACTATCTATACATATCCCAATTGCTCCATCGGTAAATACTGTAATAGCAATGAGAATAACAACAACCGCAGATCCCACAAACGCCAACGCAAATTCTTATTGGACAGCAAATACGATAGTAACAGAATACCCAAATACATAATACTATGACAAGTAAATTTGAAAAAAATATGGAAGAGTTCTTCGATGTAACTCCTGTAGAACCGTCTAATCTTCCCAAAAAAACATACGATTCAATTCCGCACGAAACTCTAGAATTAGATCTGAAAAAAGATTATGAAATTGCTAGAGAAAATATGCATGAATTGATAGAAAAAAGTAAAGATGCAATTGATGATATTCTAGCTATAGCAAGAGAATCGGAAAAAGGACGAGATTTTGAAGTTGCTGCTGGGCTATTAAAAAATACCATCGAAGCAAACGAAAGAATGATTGATCTCCACAAAAAAGTGAGAGAAATATCAAACTACAAACAAAAAGGTTCTTCTGATGGTCAAACAACAATCAAGAATGCACTATTTGTCGGTTCTACTTCGGAGCTATCGAAACTAGTAAAACAAATGAACGAAGATAATATTAAAGAGATAAATTAATATGACGGATTTGAGTGATAGCTACCGAGCGAATCCACTCTTAAAAAGATGTAATGTTCAATTAGAATATACTCAGGAGCAACTAGAGGAATATTTAAAATGTTCCCAAGATCCGATATATTTTATAGAAAATTACATGAAAATCATTCACGTTGATAGGGGTGTGATCCCTTTCAAGTTATATGATTTCCAAAGAGAGATGATCAAGACTATTTACGATAATCGTCGCGTTGTAGGCAGAATTGGTCGCCAATCTGGTAAAAGTCAAACTACTATAGGTTATGTTTTATGGTCATCTCTATTTAAAGATACACAAAATATTGTTATCCTTGCTAATAAAGGGTCATTGGCTAGGGATCTTCTTGATAGGTATCAAAGATCATACGAAAATCTGCCCATGTTCTTGCAACAAGGGGTAGTAGTGTGGAATAAAGGTAATATTGAATTAGAAAACGGATCGAAAGTAACCGCCGCCGCAACATCTTCATCAGCAGTGCGAGGCGGAAGTTATACCCATGTCATACTTGACGAATTCGCCCACGTTCATAATAATCTAGCCGAAGAATTCTTTACATCGGTATATCCAGTTATTTCTTCCGGCGAAAAAACAAAGATCACTATCATTAGTACTCCTAATGGTATGAATCTATTCTATAAAATCTTTACCGATGCAAAATCTGGAAAAAATGATTATTCATGTATCGACGTTCACTGGACTCAAGTTCCGGGAAGAGATGAGAAGTGGAAAGAAGAATTTATAAGAAATACTTCAGAAAGACAATTCGCACAAGAAATTGAATGTTCGTTCCTCGGTTCAACCAATACATTAATCTCTGGAGAAAAATTAGCTTGTCTTCCGTACAAAGAACCTATTGGCGAATATTCCAATATGACAATATACGAGCAACCTGTAAAAGAAACAATTGATGATTATACAGGAAAACCCATATCTGGAGATCATTTATATGCAATTACTGTAGATGTCTCGGAAGGAAAGAATTTAGACTATTCTGCATTTTCTGTGTTTGATATTTCAGCAATTCCATATAAACAAGTAGCAGTATATAGAAACAATAATATTTCTCCTATGGTATTACCAGCTATTGTCAAAGCATGTGCGGATTATTACAACACTGCACACGTTTTGGTGGAAATCAATAATAATCCACAAGTAGCAGACATATTACAAGAAGATTTGGGATATGAAAATGTTTTTAGGGTATCGTCGGGGAATAAAAAAGCTCAAACAATTTCATTAAGATCCGGTAAAACATTCTCTGGATTGAAGATGAGTCCTTTGGTTAAAAGAGTAGGATGTTCATCATTAAAAACATTAATAGAAAATGATAAACTAATCATTAATGATTTTGAAACTATTTCTGAACTAACTACATTTGTAGTAGATGGTCCAACATACAGAGCAGAAGAAGGTTGTAATGATGACATAGCAATGACTTTAGTAATATTTGCTTGGTTAGCTTCACAAAAATTATTTAAAGAAATTGTATCACATGATATTAAAAGACAATTACAAATAGAACATTTTGAAGAATTTGATGACGATGAAATGTTACCTGTAATTGGTCCAACAAATGGAATGCAATTAGATTTCTATCAGGAAGATGGCACTTTGTGGGTTAATGCTAATCTGGGTACTAAAAATGATGATATCTATAAAGAACTTTTTGATAATTTCTTTAGAGGTTAATTTAATCTAACTTTAGTCATCGAGGGTGAATTTTGGGTGCAACTTACCCTACACGGGCAAGTTGCAATTTTGAAACGTCATCGTATGGAGCCATTTCGGTTTGCATTTCAAGTAGAAGAACCTTATTACAGGTATACAAGGGGGGTTAGCTGTCTCCTTTTACCTTCGTCTTAACTAGCTGTAAGAAATTGGTAGCACTTGAAACTACATCCAATTCTTTAATGGTTATCGTCGTATAGAGCCATTATCCGCCGTGAGCTTTGAACTATTGGGTTGACCATCAGCGCAAGAACAACTTTATATGTTGCTTGATGATGTGCTATCTATAGCAATTGTCTGTGTTTATTTATACGTCTTAAAATTCCAACTAATCTTTGGTGAAAAAGTGTGATTTACTAAATAATTTATAATAAAACATATTTTTTATTAAAGGAGATTATATATGAGCATAATTAATCAACTAAGCCCTGGAATTGCTGTCAACGAAATTGACTTAACCACTATCGTACCTAGTGTAGCAACCTCCGTTGGAGCTTATGTAGGACAATTCAACTGGGGTCCATGTGACGATCCTTCATTGATTTCTGACGAAAATCAATTAATAGAAGTTTTTGGAAAACCAGTATCAACAATAGAAAATTCTTTTTCTGCTGTTTCTTTCTTTTCTTGCGCGAACTTCTTATCTTATACCAACGCATTGTATGTAGTAAGAACTGTTGACGCAAATACCGCAAACAATGCTACTGCAAATGTTAGCAGAACTTTGCTATGCAAAAACCAAGATACATTCGAATCTACGTACTTCTACGCTAATAATACAAATTCTTTTGGTCCATTTGCTGCTAGATATCCAGGAACACTAGGAAATTCTTTAACAGTTTCCATTTGTGCAAAAAATTCCGATTTTACAGATTGGAATTATTCCCGTTATTTCGACAATGCTCCAGGAACTTCTCAATATATCATTGAAAAGACTGGTAACTACGTTGCCAATGACGAATTACATATTGTTGTTATCGACTCTGCTGGTGGATTTACCGGAAAAGCAAATACAATTATTGAGAAGTTTGCATTTCTATCAAAATCATTTGATGCTGTTGATATTAATGGTAGAAGTTCTTATTACAAAGAATATCTAAAACAAAATTCTCAGTATATCTATGCAATGGACCCAGTAGATTTTTCGAATACTTCTACAACATGGGGCAAATTGTCTTCGGATCTTACTATGGGATCTGGATTCTACTCTCCATCAAACTATACTGTTACTTTAACTGGTGGTGCTAATGGTTCTACTCCTTCTGACGGAGCATTAGAATTAAACTGGGATAGATTCAAAGATAAGGATAGATACGAAATTTCTCTTGCATTCGTTGGTTCTTCTAGTGTCGGAGTTGCTCAACATGTTCTAGATGAAATTGTTCTAGGACCAGAATCCGAATCTCCAACTGTTGGTAGAAAGGATTTGATGTTATTCGTTTCTCCAAGATTCTCGGATGTTGTGAATAAACCGAATCAAGAAGTCGAAAGAATCGTAACAGATAATGACAGCTTCCTAAACACTCTATCAAGATCCAGTTCATATATGGTTTCTGACTCCGGTTGGAAATATCAATATGATCGTTACAACAACGTTTATCGTTGGGTTCCTTTGAATGCTGACATTGCTGGTCTGTGTGCTTATACTGACTCTGTTGCCGATCCTTGGTTCTCTCCAGGCGGTTTCAATCGTGGCAAGATTAAAAATGTTGTTAAATTAGCTTGGTCGCCAAATCTGACAGAAAGAGATGCACTATACAAAAATGGTGTTAATCCTGTTATCTTCATGAAGGGCGAAGGTGTTGTTCTACTAGGTGACAAGACCATGCAAGCAAAGCCTTCAGCATTTGATAGAATCAATGTTCGTAGACTATTCATTACTCTAGAAAAAGCTATCTCCAGATCTGCAAGATATAGCCTATTCGAATTCAATGATGCGTTTACCAGAGCACAGTTCGTTGCTATGATTGAACCATATCTAAGAACTGTTAAAGGTCGTCGTGGTATTATTGACTTCAAAGTTATTTGTGATGAAACAAATAATACCCCAGATGTAATTGACAGAAATGCTTTTGTTGGTGATATCTACATCAAACCAGCAAGATCAATTAACTTTATTCAGCTAAATTTTGTAGCCGTAAGAAGTGGCGTAGAATTCTCCACAGTAATTGGACAGTTCTAATATAATTATATGATCATAAAAGGGAGCTTCGGCTCCCTTTTTTTCTATAAAAAACTTGAATTTGCATTTTTTATAAATACTAAATAAATAATATACCTATCTTTAAAGGAGATGAACAATGGCGTTTAATATTAATAATTTCATTTCAGAAATGCAAAGAGATGGTCTAAGACCAAATCTTTTTGAAATATTCTTTGACCAAGTTGGAACTGGTCTAAAAATGCCTATTAGAGCAAAGGCTTCTGCAATTCCTGCTTCTAGCATCGGGGTTGCTCCAGCATTTTATTTTGGTCGTCAAGCCAAATTCGCCGGTAATAGAGTTTTTGGAGATTGGACTATTAGTGTTCTATTAGACGAAGATGATCTAACTTTTGATGGTCCAAGAGCTTTTTTAGAAAGATGGTCTGATCAATTGAATAGACACGTACAAAACGTAAGAAGTGTTACATATGTTTCTCCAGCCGTTTATCAAATGGATGGAAAAGTTATTCAATATGGAAAAGACGGTTCTATCAAAGCACAATATCAAATGATTAAGTGTTTTCCGGTTGATATCGGTGCTATTCCAGTAGATTGGGGCGATAATGACAGAATTGCAGAATTTTCTGTTACTTTTGCGATGAACTGGTGGCAGCATATAGAAACCACTGATTTTATCTAATATTTGTATTTTTTTGTTATGTAATTAGAGGTATTCATGGCTGATAAAAATAGTTTTTCTTTATTTGGATTTAAAATTCGAAGAAAATCCGAAGAGGAAGTAGATAATAAAACCTTTGTCCAACCACCTGACGATGATGGTTCTCTTACTATATCTTCTTCGGCATTCTTTGGTTCTGCATCTATAGATGTCGAAGGCGTTGCTAAAAACGAAATTGAACTTATCACTCGTTATAGAGAGATGAGTATGCAACCCGAAATTGAAGCTGCCATCGAAGATGTTGTTAACGAAGCTATCGTTAATGATGACGATGGTAAAAGCATTAAATTAGTAACAGACGATTTAAAGCAATCAGACAAAATCAAAAAAGCCATTTATGACGAATTCGATAACGTCCAGAGACTACTAAACTATAGTAATATGTCTTCTGATATATTCAGAAGATATTATGTCGATGGACGTTTATTTTATCAAATTATTATTGATGTTAATAATCCCCAAAAGGGAATTCTCGAATTACGATATATCGACCCAAGAAGAATTAAAAAAGTTAGGCAAATCAAAAAAGTAAAAGACCCGCAAACTGGTGTCGATCTAATTGATAAAGTGGAAGAATACTACGTCTATAATGACAAGGTAACACAAAGTCTAACTACTCTTGGAGTAAAAATAGCAACAGATTCAATAATTTACGTCACTTCGGGATTAATGGACCCTAGAAGATCGATGGTATTGAGTTATTTACATAAAGCAATTAAACCATTAAACCAATTACGAATGATTGAAGATGCTTCAGTCATTTACAAAATTTCTAGAGCACCACAAAGAAGAGTGTTCTATATTGATGTTGGTAATTTACCTAAACAAAAAGCCGAACAATATGTTCGTGATATCATGACCAAATATAAAAATAAATTGGTATATGATGCGAACACCGGCGAAGTTAGAGATGATAGAAGACATCTTTCCATGTTGGAAGATTTTTGGCTACCTCGTCGTTCTGATGGGGGAAAAGGCACGGAAATTACCACCCTTCAATCGACAGACAATTTCAATGATATGGCAATGGTGGAATATTTCCAGCAAAAACTATATAAATCATTGAATGTTCCTGTTACAAGACTAGATCCGGGTCAAGCAGTATCCATTGGACGTTCAATGGAAATTACTAGAGATGAATTAAAATTCTCTAAATTTGTTGATAAACTAAGGAAGAAATTCTCTGATATTTTCTATCAAGCTATGAGAGTGCAGTTAGTTCTAAAAGGAATTTGCACAGAAGAAGAATGGGAACAATTTAAACAAGACATTTATTTCGATTTTACGGTTGATAATAATTTCGTAGAATTGAAAGAATCCGAATTAATGACCGAAAGGTTAAATATTCTAGCTACAGTAGATCCTTTTGTTGGTAAATATTATTCTAAGAAATGGATTAGAGAAAATATTCTTCGTTTGAACGAAGAAGAAATGAAGTTGATGGACGAGGAAATTGCAGAAGAAAGAATCACCGACTTTACACAGCAATCCGAAGATCAAGAAAAGCAAATTACTCTTCAGGCGCAAGCTGCGGAACTTACTAATAAGTTAATGCCACAACCAGATCAACAAATAGATGCTGGAGCAGAGCAAGAACAATCGCAACAACCACAACAATCGACATCAAGAAATAATAATCCGTATAATATACAACAGTAATAAATAACTAATAATTAATAACTAATATTAAGAGGAATCTTAAATGGAAGAAAACATTAAAAACGCTATTGAATATGCTTCGTCCGATAATATTGCTGATATGCAAGCATCAATTACAGCGGCCATTCAATCTAAAATTGTTGATGCTCTAGAATCAAAAAGAATTGAAGTTGCTCAATCATTCATGAATACTAATGAATCTTTGGAAGAAGCCAGAAAATCTAAACAACATCCATTAGAAGGCCACGAATATCACAGTAAATCTGATGATCAACTAAGATTTATCATGAAAGATGCTGGCGAAGCTGCAAAAGCCATGAGAACACATGGTACAATTTCTGGAGACAAAGCAGAAGCAAAATATTTAGATCAAGTAAATGATGCTTCTGGTGTTTTATATTGGAGAAAAAACAATGGTACTCCTGATTGGTATATGCAAAGATATTTAAAAAAATCTGCTAATGAATCTTTGGAAGAAGCCACTTTCAAATTTACAGGATATGCTTCTAATAGTCCGCATGATGACCGAAGTAATAGACACGATTTTGAAGTTAAAGCAAAAACTACAAAACATGCCAATGATAAAGCTATTAAAATAATGCATACAAAATTTCCAGACCACACATATCATGGTGTAAAAATTGCATCCGAAAAATCTGCTAATGAATCTTTAGAAGAAAAACTTATAGGAAAACAGCGTAAACTGGATAAAAATAAAAACGGAAGATTAGATTCTCAAGATTTTAAAATGATTAGAAAAGAATCTGAAGAATTGGAAGAAAAATTATCAGTTTCTGATGGCGTTTCTGCTTGGATTAAAGATTTTGTCCATTCTGACGATTCCAGATTTGAAGGAAAATCTAAAGAAGAAAGAAGACAAATGGCTCTTGGTGCATATTATGCCGCAAAGAAGAAAGCTACTAATGAAGAAGTAGAAGAATAATAAATGAAAAAGAAAACTTTTAGAGAACCTCCTGTAAATCTAGTTCTGAGAAGAACTGCTATTCAGACCTTTCCGGGAGGTCAAAAAGTTGCTTTGTATTTTTGCGAACAGTTAAAAAAGTATTTTTCTTTAAATTACGAGAAGAATGGCCTAGAACTAATGGAATGCGATTTTTCTATCATAGAACAGTTAAAATCCATAGAAGAAGTAGAACCATTATATTTTCATGATGGTTCTACATTGAATATTAACGAAGAATGTTCAAAGTCTATTCTAGAATTATATGAATCCATTTCCGATGGTAAGGTAGAATTTGAAGAATATATACTTGAATCAGAAACTAACTTTTTACAGATGTTAAAATATTCTGTAGATAAATTTAATAAGGAAACATAAATGAGCGTTTCACGAGTAAGATACATTAAACAATTTTTTCCAGTAAATTCATTTACTTATACTAATAATGTCATCACTATAACAGCCAATAATCACGGATTATTTACAGGAGCAGAAGTCACATTAACATCTGGTGCAAGTTATGATGCGTATACAGCAACTGCAACAGTAACATCCTCAAATACATTTACAGTTCAATGCAATAAACATATGCAAGGAATTGATAATTATTGTATTAATGGATTTTTATCCGGACAAACTGGAACAAAGCCAGAACATACTTTACCAAGAGCAACCGGAACCGATACTATTGTACAATCTTATGTAAATGGTACTGGCGGTGCTTCATATAAAGTTGATGTTTCCTTGGATGGAAATCATTGGATTGCTTCGAATACTGTAACTCATGGATCAGATTCTGGCAATACTACATATATCACACTAAAACCAGGCTGGGCTTATATGAGAGCTAATGTTACTGCTATTGGTGCAAATACCAACTTGGTAATAATGACCGGAGAATAATATGTCTTTGGTGACTTCTGAACAATGTTGGAAAAAATATGGAAACCCATTTAAAGAGTCTAATATGACTCTTTGGGTCGTTCCAAATTATTTACACGTAGGAGTTATCCCAAAAAAGATTTATTGTAATAAAGATATGATAATTCCTTTAACAAATGCATTTGAAAATATATTACATAGAGGACTAACAGACCAACTCAAAACATGGGATGGTTGTTTTAATATTAGATCAAAACGTGGGGCGAAATCAATGTCTCTCCATTCTTGGGGAATTGCTATTGATATCAATGCTGCATGGAATAGATTTGGAAAACCCCCAACCATGTCTCCGGAATTAGTAAAATGTTTTACAGATGCGGGATTTGCATGGGGTGGTTATTGGAAAAAACCAGATGGTATGCATTTTCAATTAGCAACGATTTAAGGTAATTTAAAAATGTCCGAAAAAATAAAAAATTTAATAAATTGTTTGGTAGAAAATGATATAGATCGGGCTAATATCATATTAGAAGATATTATTAAAGAAAAAATATGTTTAAAATTACAAGAAAAAAGAATTGATATATCTTCTTCTATGTTGACGAGTAATAGACCAACAATTATGAAATTTTCACAAGCTCATAATATATTGACTGGTATTGGTTATAGATTTGCTAGACAAAATAAGACAAGTCATAAAGTATATAAAAAACCAGGACATGAAGATATAGTTCTTTCTCCACATGGAAAAGATGTTTCTCCATTTTCTACAAGAGATGTATATTCTGCATGGAGAAAACATGCTTCTATCAAAGAACAAAACGAGCCATACAAACCATCATTGCTTGTTAGATCTACTTTATCTCACATTAGAAAAGAAAAAGTTAAGGAACACGAACCAAATTTATATAAAAAACAATTAAAAAAATTGGATTCTGATTCAATATAAAACAATTTCAAATTAAAGAGGAATATAAATGAAATTACTAAGAGAAGATATAGAAGATTTTGAAGTTTTGACAGAATCTACTGCTTCTGGAAAAAAGAATTATTATATCCAAGGTCCATTTATGGAATGGGGAGTTGCTAACAGAAACAATAGAATCTATCAAGAAAACGTAATGTTTCCAGCGGTAGAGAAATATATTGAAGATTATGTAGATCGTAATAGAGCGGTTGGTACATTGGGCCACGAAGATAGTCCAAGAATTTCCGAAGGCAAGATTTCTCACATCATCACAGAACTTAGATTGGAAAGAAAAGGTTCCGATAAAGGAGATGTTTATGGTAAAGCGAAAATTTTAGAAACCGCCGCAGGAAAAGAACTACAAGCTCTAATCGAGGGAGGAGTTTCTTTTGGTTGTTCTTCTAGAGCATTAGGTTCTATTAAAGAAGGAGAGAATGGTATTAAAGTTGTACAAGGAGACTTTACAATTTCTTGTGTAGATGCAGTTCTACAACCATCAGGATTGTCCTGTTGGGTTGATGGCATTATGGAAGATGCCGAGTGGATGTTTGTCGATGGCAAAGGTTGGGTACAACAGTACAGAGAAGAAGCGAAGCAAACATTGAAGAAAGTAAAATCAAAAGATATTGAAGCAGTAGCTTTAAAGATTTTTGAAAACTATATGAATAGATTGTAAAAAAATCCATTCTTATAAATAACTTATATAATATATTTAAGCATATTTAAGGAGATTATAAATGTCTAAATTAAATTTATCTGAAGCTGCTGCAAAGATTCTAGAAGGTGATGCTTCTGCTAATCTTGCTGCCAGCAAAAAGGCTGCTCCATCTGCATCTTTCGGAGATGGATATAAGCCAAGCGTAACTGCTCCACAGCAGTCTACAAAAGATATTGGTAGAAATGGTTATTCAACTGATGACAGTGCTCTAGATCCTACTAATGGAGTTCCTACAGCAACTGCTCCGGGTAAAACCCCACCAGTTGGTTCCGAACCAATGAAGAAGTTATCAACTCAACCAGGCGAAAAGGCTGGTCGTTCTGATCTAGCTAAGTCCCCAGAAATCGAACCAGAAACTTCTAAATCCGCCGAAAAGGGCGAACGTACTAAGGCCACTCTAGCTTCCGTCAAGAAGCAAGGCAATCCTAAAGCTGTTGCAGCTTGCGAAGGAGAAGAAGAAGAAGAGTACGAAGAAGAGGAAGAATTGGAAGAAGCTACCATTGAAGAAGTTATGGAAGACTTAGAAAATATGGAAGATGAATCTTTCATGGAAAAATATGGTTGCGATAAAGACGAAGCAGTAAGAATCATGGAAGGCGACAGTTGCGATTCCTATGACGATGAAGACGAAGACGAAGAAGAAAATAAGAAAGCAAAAAAAGCAAAGAAAGACGAAATGAAAATGAAGGTTAAAGAAGACGTTGATGCCATGCTTTCTGGCGAAAACCTTTCTGAAGAATTCAAAGAAAAGGCTTCTATGATCTTCGAAGCGGCTGTTGAAGCTCGTGTTGAAGAAATCGCTTCTGAACTAGAAGAAAAGTATATTGCTGAGTTTGAAGAAACTCTAGAAGTAGTTAAGGAAGATTTTGCATCTAAGCTAGATTCTTACCTAGACTACGTTGTTGAAAATTGGATGGCTGAAAATGAATTAGCTATCGAAAAAGGACTTCGTTCTGAGATCGTAGAAGATTTCATCGGAGCATTAAAGAATGTGTTCGTAGAACATTATATTGATATTCCAGAAGATAAAGTTGATATCGTTGAACAACTAGCTGATCGCGTTGAAGAGCTAGAAGATCAAATCAATGAACAACATCTAAAGAATATTGATCTAAAGAAGTCTCTATCCGAACACAGAAAAGAAGAAGTAGTTCATCTAGCATGTGAAGGTCTAACACTATCTCAAGCTGAGAAAGTTAGAGCACTAGCTAAGAATGTTGAGTTCGTTTCTGAAGAAGATTTTTCAGAAAAATTAGTTTCTATCAAGGAAAGCTATTTCCCAACAGAAATCAGAACAGCATCTACAGATTCTTTAAACGACATGATTGAAATCGATGAAGACAATACGACTAAAGTAGTCGATCCCTTAATCGAATCTTATGTTAACAAGATTACTAGACTCGCTAAATTTTAATTTTTTATAAATATTAAATAATATTTTATTAAGGAGAAACCTACAATGTATTTAAACGAAGAAGAAGTTGTAAACAAGTGGAGTCCAATTCTGGAACATCCAGAACTAGACCCAATTAAAGACCCCTACAAGAAGGCAGTCACAGCTATGGTTCTTGAGAACCAACAAAAAGCTATGGATGCTGAACGTCAGGCCATTAACGAAACCGCACCAACTAACGTTGCTGGTGGAATCCAAAACTTCGATCCTATTCTAATCAGTCTAGTTCGTCGTTCGCTTCCTAACCTAATTGCGTATGATGTTGCTGGTGTACAGCCAATGACTGGTCCTACTGGACTAATCTTTGCTCTACGTTCACGTTATACTTCACAAAACAATAACGAAGCATTCTACAACGAAGCTAATACCATTTTCTCTGGTATTATCGGTCGTGGTTACGATTCTGACACTTCCAATAACCCAGTTGCTAATATCGCTAATACCGATATCTTTACTTCTGGTAAAGGAATGTCTACTGCTACTGGTGAAGGTATTGAACCTGCAAACATGGCAGTTACAATCGACAAGGTTACTGTAACAGCTAACACTCGTGCGTTAAAGGCTGAATATTCAATCGAACTAGCACAAGACCTAAAAGCAATTCATGGTCTAGATGCAGAAACCGAACTAAGCAATATTCTTTCTACAGAAATTCTTGCTGAAATCAACCGTGAAGTTATCCGTACCATTTACCAAGTTGCAAAGCCTGGTGCTCAATGGGGTACTGTAACTCCTGGTGTGTTCGATCTAGATACCGACTCTAATGGTCGTTGGTCCGTTGAACGTTTCAAAGGTCTAATCTATCATATCGAAAGAGAAGCCAACGCAATTGCAAAAGAAACTCGTAGAGGGAAAGGTAATATCCTTATCGTTTCTTCTGACGTAGCTTCCGCTCTAGCTATGGCTGGTGTTCTACAATACACCCCAGCACTATCTGCTGATCTACAAGTTGACGATACTGGTAACACCTATGCTGGTATGCTACATGGTCGTATTAAGGTCTATATCGATCCTTACTTCGGCGGTATGTCTGCTGGTACTGAACTAGTTACAGTTGGTTATAAGGGTACTTCCCCTTATGATGCTGGTCTATTCTACTGCCCATACGTTCCTCTACAAATGGTTCGTGCAGTTGATCCAGCTACTTTCCAACCTAAGATTGGCTTCAAGACTCGTTACGGAATGGTTGCAAACCCATTTGCGGAAGGTCTAGATGTTGGTCAAGGTAGACTAACTGCTCGTAAGAACGTTTATTACAGAATCTTTGCCGTTCGCAATATTATGTGATTTAAATCAATAACTTACGTTATTATAAAGGGGTCTTCGGACCCCTTTTTATTCTTCAAGTTTTCTGCATTTCCAACCTTTAACCCGATTTTTACTCATATTTCCGGGATCAAATCCTCTCTCAATACAAAATTTCCTAAGACTTTTTATGACGAATATATTATTTTCAGAATCAATTAGTTCCCAACTTTTTGACTTGGTTTCCGATGCTCTTCGTTTTTGGTAATCTGATTGGGATTTTCCTTTCATATTAAGACTTCTATCAATATGAGAATATATTCCTTTTTTATGATTTTCTTTAGCACTATGGGAATTCTTTTTCAAACTTTCTTCCGAATATATTCCGGTTTTATCTTTATTCCAAGGAATTTTGCCTTTGTTTTTCCCTTTGGAATTTTGGCTCATTTTATTTTTAGTTTCTTCCGAATGCGAAAATTGTTTTCCGTACATAGGATTATTTGCTCCCAAATTTCTTTTGGAAGCAATTCGTTTCCATTCTTTTCCTTCTTCTGTATCGAAATATTCTTTTCTTGAGTCTGATATATTTTGTTTATGATCTTCATCTAAGAAATCAACTTTTCTTCCATTTCCGCCTTTGGTTATGTTATATCCATTTTGTATAGAATCAAATAATTCAATAAAATATATTTCTTTTGTATCTAATTCTTCTTTTGAGTTTGTTTCGTATATAATTTCTTTTATCCAAGATTCGGGATCATAAGAATCAAATCCATAGAAAAGTTTTGTACATACTCCTTTTTTCGATTTATTCGTTGTCCATCGTTTCCAAGAGTTTATATGTTGCACGAATCTTTTATCAAGATCGGATTTTGTTTGTCCGATATAGATTTTACCGGATGGCGAAATGAGCTTATAAATAATCATGCTGATACTCCTGTTTAGTATTAGAATAGGTGGGGATTGCCGTCCCGCGACCTATATCTATTTATAAATACTACTTTATTTACCTATAAAAATAATATGTCAGCATTAACCAGAAATCCATCGAATTCGAATTATTTACAATCTACAAAGTTTCAGATTATTTTTCCGAGAATTAGTAGTGTAACTTATTTCTGCAGATCTGTCAATATTCCGGGAATATCATCTACGCCAGTAACACAATCTACACCATTTGTAGATTTGTATAGACCCGGAGATAAAGCAATTTATGAAACATTGGATATTGAATTCATTGTAGACGAGGAACTTTGGTCATGGCAAGTGATTCATGATTGGATTAGAAAATATTCTTTTCCGTGTTCTTTTGAGGAATATAAAACCTTGAATAGAGAGTCTATAATTACTATGAAATCTATGACTCCTCAATATTCGGATGCATATATGTCTACATTAACGGCACTAAATAATTTTAAAACCAATGTTAAATTTGTAGATGTTTTTCCGGTTTCGTTATCCGGAATAACTATGAGTTCGGCACAAAGCGCAGATGATATTTTAACTGCAAAAGCGTCGTTTAAATATCAACTATATAACTTTGAACGTATTTAAATTATGAGACTATATTATGATAAAACTGGAACAATTGCTTGAAGAATGGGCGCAAGATTGTGTTATTGATGAAGGAAAGATAAAACTTGAATTGATTGGCATTCCAAAATTACATGCCAAATATATTAAGTATCTTAATGAACACAAAATGGCTTCTTTTAAAGCCAAATTCGATTACGATAAAATGAAAAATATTCGCTCTGAATATTACCTTGGACAACTAGATCAAGAATCACTAGAAGAATATGGATGGGAACAATTTGATCTTCATGTCACAAAAACTGGGTTAGAAAAATATTTGAATTGTGATGAAATTCTAATCAAACTCCTCCAAAAAAAGATATATCACGATCAGGTCATTTCTACCTGTGAATCTATTTTAAACGAACTCAAATCAAGGACTTGGCAACTTAAAACCTTGGTTGATTATGAGAAATTTTTATCGGGTGCATGATGGCTGATTTACATATAGAAAAGAAAAATGAGAGTTATATAATAGTTTCCGGAGAACAATCAACTCTATATGAATTACAAGATGTATTTACATTTTATGCGGAAGGTTATAAATATCATCCAAAATATAGAGCTAAGATGTGGGATGGGAAGTTAAGACTATTGAGATTAACATCTAAAAATAGGGGAGAACTATATTTTGGATTATTTAATCAGGTAATTGCTTTCTGTAAAAGCAGAGACTATACTTATGAAATTTCCGATAATTTAAAATCCAAACGATTAGAACTCGACGCAGAAAACTTCATAAAAAATACAAAACCATCATCAAAAGGACAAGAAATAGAGCCTAGAGATTATCAAATAAAAGGATTTGTTGATGCTGTTTCCAATAAAAGACAATTGATATTAAGTCCGACCTCTTCTGGCAAATCTCTTACGATATATCTTATTGCCAAATTTTTGTCTGATTCTGGATTAAAAGGACTTATTATAGTTCCTAGTATATCATTAGTTCATCAATTATATTCGGATTTTCAAGATTATTCTCATTTTAATTGTTGGGATTGCGATAAACATGTCCATAAAATATATCAAGGACAGGATAAAAATGCAAGCAAGATTATAACTATTTCTACATGGCAATCGCTTCATACTATAAAAGAAAATAACTTTTTTACTCAATATGATTTTGTTATTACAGATGAAGTTCATACAGCCAAAGCTACTTCTTTGACTGGTATATTAGAAAGATGTACTAACGCTTCTTATAGAATAGGATTAACAGGAACTTTAGATAATTTAAAAGTTAATGAAAAAACATTAATTGGATTATTTGGTCCTATTAATAAACTGATAACTACAAAAGAACTAATAGATAGAAAACAAGTTGCAGCATTTAATATCAAATGTCTGGTATTAAAATATGATAAAGAAACTTGCAAAGCAATTAAAAAATTCAAATATCAAGAAGAGATAAAGTATCTAGTATCAAATACCAAGAGAAATACATTTATTAAAAACCTATCTCTTTCTTTGGATAAAAATACAATCATTCTATTTAATTTTGTAGAAACTCACGGAAAAGTAATATACGAAATGATTAAAAATTCAAAACATCTTAATAATAGAAACGTATATTTTATTCACGGAGGCATTGCTGGTGACGAAAGAGAAAAGATTCGTCAAATTATGGAATCGGAATTAAATGCTATTATCGTAGCGAGTTATGGTACAATGAGCACTGGAGTGTCAATTAAAAATCTTCATAATATTATTTCTGCAATTTCAGGAAAATCTAGAATCAGAAATCTTCAATCAATAGGAAGAATTTTGCGTCTTCACGAATCAAAAGATGTTGCAACTCTATATGATATTGTTGATAATCTAAGCGTAGGTAAACATCAAAATTTTGTACTCTCTCATTTCTTAGAACGTATAAAAACATATAATCAAGAACAATTTGATTATAAAATTATTAATGTAGATTTTTCTTAAAGAGACAATTATGGGACATATCAAATTTGTAAGATTGAGAAGCGGAGAAGATATTATTTCTTTTGTAGAAAAAGATTTAAAGTCAGATACCATCAGATTAACGTATCCGTTGAATGTTCTTTTAACTTTCAACACTAAAGAAGATACACAAGAAATGATGTTGAGTTTCTGGCTACCATTAAATTTGTTGGAAAATAACTTTGCAGTTTTACCTCTGTCAGAGGTTTTATTGCTGTTAGAACCAAAACAAGACTTTAAAGAATATTATCTTAACTTCTTGAATGATTTCGAATTCGAAAAAGAAGAAAAGACAGAAATAGATAAAAAAGATATAAAACTTATGCTAGAAGGTATGGATGCTAAGAGCTTAAACAAGATGCATTAAAGATTGTACATCAACTGAATACATACTTATTATCTTACTATTTTTTGGAAAAGTCAAGAATTATTTTTTCCTTTACTTATTTCGATTAGTGCGGTATAATAATACAATGAGTAGGATTATTAGGAGAATAAATTGAAAACTACAACACAATATATTAATAATGACGATTTTTTAAAAGCTCTTGTC